TTCACGTACAGGTAAGGCAGCAGAGGCAGACCTCATGGTGCTGATTGCCAAGAACCCACAGGTTGATGGGCAGGACGAGGAAGACACACAACGTCATCTGTGCGTAGTCAAGAACAAGCTGACTGGCTGGCATGGCAGGGTACACTGTGAACTTAACTATACAATAGGCAGATATGAAGTATGACCCTAATGTATACAAAAGAAACTCTGCACGAGTTAGAAGAAGACATTGAGTATTATAAACAGCAGTCTCTCGAACTGCAGAAGTCGTGTTGGCACAAGGATCGTTACAGTAATAGTGCTGACAGGAATGTTAGACGACTGAGGAAACTCAGAAAACTTTTAGAACTAGGCTTAGAGGTTGAGACTTACGGCCAGAAGAACTTTGGTCTAGTGCTTGTGAACAAAAAATTTGTTGTGTCGCTTCTTGAAAATAACTGGCGACTACTACACAAAAATGTCTGGTATAGGCATAAAGCAGATATCGAGCATTTTGTGAACAACTACATAAGAGGAGATAAATATGAAGCTGACACTTGACGTAGAGAATACTGTCACACAGCGTGACGGCAAGATGCACCTTGATCCATTCGAGGCTAGTAACAGCCTGACGATGGTTGGTATGCTAAATGACAGAGGTGAAGAATGGCTGGTTACGTTTGACCATGCAGACGAACACGCCACGCCAATGGGTCATGAAGGTGTGCAGGAATGGCTGGATGAAGCTACTGTCCTGATCTGCCACAACGCTGCCTATGATTTGCTGTGGCTGTGGGAGTCTGGCTTCAAGTATGATGGGCCAGTCTTTGATACAATGCTGGCAGAGTATGTGCTACAGCGTGGTGTCAAGGAACCCCTGTCTCTTGAGGCATGTGCTGAACGATACGATCTGGATACAAAGAAGCAGGATACGCTGAAAGAATACTTCAAGAAGGGTATGAGTGTTCGTGAAATTCCTCATTCTGAACTCTCAGAATATTTGTCTGCTGATCTACATGCTACACAGCAACTGGCAGACAAGCTGGTGTATCGGCTTAACAGCCAAGATGATTCGGGCTTACGTGGTACAGTTGACCTGACCAATCAGGTAGCTACATGTCTGGCACATATCTATCAGCGTGGCTTTGCAGTAGACTTGTCAAAGCTGGATGAGGTGCGCCAGGAATTTGAGCAAGAAAAGCAGGAACTTCTGGACAGCTTGCAGTCTCAGGTTCGTGAACTTATGGGTGACACACCTATTAATCTCAACAGCCCAGAGCAACTGTCGTGGGTAATCTACAGCCGTAAGGTGAAAGACAAGACGCTGTGGTCTAATACCATTGACCCTTACATGCGTGACACACCCTTCAAGGACTTGGTGCGTAGTCAGACACAGTATCTATATAAGACAGAGGCAGTGCAGTGCAGTTACTGTAAAGGCACAGGTTACATTCGTAAGGTGAAGAAGGATGGCACACCATTTTCCAAGCCAAACAAGTGCATTACCTGTGCAGCTGGTGGCTTTCTATTCAAGCCAACTAAGGAAGTGGCTGGTCTAAAGTTTACGCCACCCAATGCTAAGTGGGCTAGTGCTAGTGGCTTTAGCACAAGCAAGAATAATCTTGAGGTGTTAGAGAAGGCAGCAAACAGCAAGGGTATGGATGATGCAGTTACATTCCTGCGTGAGATTCGTCGTTTGTCTGCTGTCGAAACATATCTGTCATCATTTGTTGATGGCATTCGCGTACATACAAAGCAGGATGGTAAGCTTCATGTGCGCCTATTACAACATAGGACTGCCACTGGACGCCTGTCTGGTGCAGACCCCAACATGCAGAACATGCCACGTGGTGGTACATTCCCTGTCAAGAAGGTGTTTGTATCTCGCTGGCCTAATGGTAAAGTATTGGAAGCAGACTTTGCACAGCTTGAGTTTCGTGCGGCTGCATTCCTGTCACAAGATGGAGTTGCAATTGAAGAAGTATCTACTGGGTTTGATGTTCACGCATACACCGCTAAAGTTATTACCGATGCTGGTCAGCCTACGGATAGACAGACTGCGAAGGCGCATACATTCGCGCCGTTATATGGAGCAACGGGCTTTGGCAGAACGCCAGCGGAAGCAGAATACTACACACACTTCACGGAAAAATACCAAGGCATCGCAGATTGGCATACCCGACTGGCTAAAGAGGCTTTAACTACAGAGATGATTACTACACCCTCTGGTCGGCAGTTTAAGTTTGAGGGTGTGCATCGTCTTGAGAGTGGCAAGGTCACTAACTTTACGCAGATCAAGAACTATCCTGTGCAGTCATTTGCTACGGCAGACATTGTGCCTATTGCCCTGCTTCACATTGAGAAGCTGCTGGTAGGTATGCAGTCTTGTGTAGTCAACACTGTGCATGACAGTATCGTCATTGACGTACACCCAGATGAAGAACGTCAGGTGATTGACATTATACAAAAAACTAATGCCGATCTTCCTGGTTTAATTACAATGAGATGGGGCATAGTCTTTAATGTACCACTCGAACTTGAAGCCAAAATAGGTGAAAATTGGCTTGACACAAAGGACGTAGTGTGATAAAACTACGGTTCTATTTCTCAAGAAAGGAGCAAATATAAATGAGTGAACTTGCAGTAATTGATTCCAACAACTATGCAGCTATGGCACAGATGCTAGGCATGGCTGCTGATACAGGTGAGAGTAAGAGTAGTCTTGCCCGTATCAAGATTCACAGTCAGCCAATCAAGGGTAAGGCAGAGATTAATGGCAAGACAATGAATGTCGATATCGTGTCGGCTGGTTCATTCTTCTTGGCAAACATCGAAGGCAAGACTGTGTACGCTGAGAAGATCAGGATGCGCCTGTTCATGCAGAGGTTTCTGTACCAGAAGTATGATCCGGTCAACAAGAACTATGTGAAGACAGTCATGGCAGAGAATCTGGACATTGACCTCAAGGACAACCAAGGCAACTTCAACTGTGGTAAACCTTCTGGTTACATCAAGGACTTCGATGCTTTGTCTGACGACATGCAGACTCTCATTCGTTCTATCAAGCGTACACGTTCTATGTACGGGACTGTTACCTTTGTAGATGCGAAGGATGAAGAAGGCAATCCTGCTGAACTGGTGGACACACCCTTTGTGTTTGACGTGGCAGTAAAGGAAGGCTACAAAAACTTTGGTGATGTGTCAAACAAGTTTGCGCAGCATCGTCGTCTTCCCATCATGCACGACATCATTGTGTCTACGGCTGAACGTAAAGGCCCGAATGGCCCATACTATGTGCCAGTCTGTGAAGCAGACCTTGACACAATCCACGAGATTACGGAAGCAGATCAACAGCTACTCAGGGACTTCCAAGCTGTAGTCGAGAACCATAATCGTAGGGTACTGTCTGATTGGGAAGAGAAGCATGTTCAGAAAGCTACTCAAGAAGAGAAAGAACTTGCTGAATCCTTTGTTGACATTGATGTTGAAGAGGTAGAATGATATGAATCACCCAGCTGAACTGGCGTTGCATAAGTATATGGACGACGCTGCCAATGGCAAGTCAACCATGTCCCAAGAGACAATCAAACAGATTGGTTTGGATGTCATGGGTGCGCTTGCACGTCAGTTTGGCGGGGCAGACAAGCGAGAATTTAGGCTACGTATGTCGAACATTGGTAGGCCCACCTGCCAGCTATGGTTCGAGAAGAACAAGCCTGATACAGCACTGCCTCGTCCAACCACATTTGTCATGAACATGATGCTTGGAGATATTGTGGAAGCAGTATTCAAAGGGCTACTAAAGGAAGCAGGAGTGGAGTATGGTGATTCAGAAAATGTATCTCTGGATATTGGAGAGCATACAATTAATGGAACATATGACCTTACTATTGATGGTGCTGTTGATGATGTCAAGTCAGCATCTGACTGGTCTTATCGTAACAAGTTTGCATCATTTGAAACACTACATAGTAGCGATGCTTTCGGTTACGTTGGACAGCTTGTCGGCTACGCTAAAGCTACTGGCCTAAAACCTGGTGGCTGGTGGGTTGTCAACAAAGCAAATGGTAGTTTCAAATATGTTCCAGCTACAGGCGTAGATACTGAACAGGAATTGCAGAAGATTAGCGACACAATTGAAACTGTGGATTCCAATGAGTTCAAGCGTTGCTTCGAGCCTGTAGAAGAAACATTCAGAGGCAAGCCGACTGGTAACAAAGTCCTAGCCAAAGAGTGTTCGTTCTGTGACTATCGCAAAGCATGTTGGCCTGACCTTAAGGAATTGCCAGCAGTGAAGTCACAGGCAAAAGAACCAAAGATTGTTTCGTATGTTGAACTGGCTAGTGAATACGACAGTGCATAATGCGAAACGATTCAGGGCAGCACGTAAGTTAGGATTTCGTAGTGGCCTTGAGCATAAGATTTCTGAGTATCTTGTAGGACTTAAGATAAAGTTTGACTATGAGTCCATTAAGATCGAATGGGAAGACCTTGCTTACAGGACATATACACCTGACTTCGTGCTTGCCAATGGCATCATCATTGAGACGAAGGGAATGTTCACGGCAGCAGATCGGCGCAAGCATTTAGCAATCAAGCGTCAGCATCCTAACTTGGATATTCGTTTTGTCTTTGAGAACAGCAGACGAAAGCTTCGCAAAGGGGCGAAGTCAACCTACGGTGAGTGGTGTATCAAGTATGGGTTTAGGTACTATGACAGGATCATTCCCGAAGACTGGCTGAAAGAAAAGGGAAAAAACAAGCATCCAAAGTTTATTAAATTTGCAGGAACTAAAGTAAAAAGGAGTAAAAAATGACAGAGGAAAATGATACAGAAGACCATGTAATAGAAGACGATTTTCTTATACGTGTTCGTCCGGCGAAAACAGATTCGGGTACGTACACAGGAGAAGCAAGTTTCTCTGTCATTAGTAGTCAGAATCATGATATACCTATTGACTTATATCAAGATATGGAGTATGTAGTTAAATGTATGTTGTCTACTATACCTCTCATGGAACAGGACGATAACTTCCGCGACTTCGTTGCACATTACGTAGACAGATACTTTACGTATGAGTTCGATGAAAGGGAAGAGGTTCCATTAATTGAGGATGTAGATGGAAATGTAATTACTATTAACTTCAATACAAACACGAAAGGTAACGCATGACGATGAGACATGAAGAATATATGAGACAAGCAGCAGCGCAGTCAGATATGGTTAATCATCCACCTCACTACAATCAGCAAGGCATCGAATGTATTGAAGCTATTCATGCAGCAACCGGTGAGGGATTTGAGTATTATCTGCAAGGCAACATTATGAAATATCTATGGCGTTACAGATACAAGAATGGCAGTGAAGATTTGAAGAAAGCCTTGTGGTATCTAGAGAAACTGATTGAGGTACAGGATGAGAGTTAAAGTATTCATAACACTTGACATTGATCCAGAAGAGTATCCTGTACCTGCCGACGAGAATGTAGCGCAAGACATACAGGAAAGTATTGAGGAATACTTTTATGAAGTAGAGGGTGCAAACATACGTAACATCAAATCAATTATGGAGTAACATAAAATGAACAATTACCTACCAACAGACTACCAAAACTTTATTGCACTTTCACGTTATGCACGTTGGAAGGAAGATGAACAACGAAGGGAGACATGGAGTGAAACAGTCGCACGATACTTTGATTACATTACTAAGCATCTGGTCACTAAGCATGATTATCAGCTTCCTGATTCACTGAGGGGTGAACTGGAACAGGCTGTGCTTAATCAAGACATCATGCCAAGCATGAGAGCATTGATGACAGCTGGCCCTGCGCTGGATCGTTGCCATGTAGGCGGCTACAATTGCTCCTACGTACCTGTAGACAATCCTCGTGCATTCGATGAGACAATGTATATTCTCATGTGTGGCACAGGCGTTGGCTTTTCAGTAGAACGTCACCATACTGATAAGCTGCCCATTGTGAATGAGGACATGAATGACACAGATACTGTCATCAAGGTTGGCGACTCTCGTCCTGGCTGGGCGAAGTCATTGCGTGAACTCATCTCTCTGCTGTATGCAGGACAAGTACCCCAATGGGACACCAGCGAGGTTCGCCCTGCTGGCGCACGTCTTAAGACATTTGGTGGCAGGGCTAGTGGTCCCGCACCTCTTGAGGAACTTTTCCAGTTTACTGTAGACATGTTCAAGAAGGCGGCAGGTCGTCGCCTGTACCCAATTGAGTGCCATGACTTGATGTGTAAAATTGGTGAGGTTGTCGTCGTAGGTGGTGTCCGACGCAGCGCACTCATCAGCCTGTCCAATCTGAATGATGACCAGATGCGCCATGCCAAGGCAGGACAGTGGTGGGAGAATGAAGGGCAACGTGCGCTGGCTAACAACAGCGTTGCCTACAAAGAGAAGCCACAGATGGGTACGTTCATGCGTGAATGGCTAGCACTGTATGAATCAAAGTCTGGTGAACGTGGAATCTTCAATCGTCAGTCAGCACAGAATCAAGCAGCTAAGAATGGTCGCCGTGAATCTGACCATGACTTTGGATGCAATCCATGTAGTGAAATCATCTTGCGTCCATATCAGTTCTGTAATTTGTCTGAAGTTGTAGTACGTTCTACTGACACACAACAGACGCTGACAGAAAAGGTTCGCTTGGCTACAATTCTTGGCACGTTCCAATCTACACTGACTGACTTCAAATATCTTCGCAAGGTATGGAGAAACAATACAGAGGAAGAACGTCTGCTTGGTGTGTCACTGACTGGCATCATGGACAATGCACTGATGGCAGGTAAGTCTGCACATCTCGGCATGAACATTGGTGCTACCCTTGAGGCACTGAAAGATGTAGCAGTTGAGACTAATGCAGCTATGGCAGCACAGCTTGGTATTGCACAATCAGCAGCCATTACCTGTGTCAAGCCTAGTGGTACAGTCAGCCAGCTTGTTGACAGTGCCAGTGGCATTCACGCCCGTCACAACCCATACTACGTGCGTACGGTACGTGGGGATAACAAAGACCCCATCACGCAGTTCCTTGTCTCTGAGGGCATTCCCGCAGAGCCGGATGTGATGAAGCCCGATAGCACTACAGTGTTCAGCTTCCCAATGAAGTCACCTGCTGGTGCTGTAACACGCACAGCTATGTCTGCCATTGAGCAGCTTGAACTGTGGCTCATGTACCAGCGTCACTGGTGTGAACACAAGCCTAGTGTCACCATCTCTGTGAAGGAACATGAGTGGATGGATGTAGGTTCATGGGTCTACAATCACTTTGATGAAGTGTCAGGCATCAGCTTCCTGCCATTCAGTGAACACACATACAAGCAAGCACCTTATCAGGACATTGATGAAGAAACTTACAATGAACTGTTGACACAGATGCCAAAGAGTGTTAATTGGGAGAAGTTACGTGAGTTTGAAAAGGAAGACACTACATCAGGTGGACGTGAACTAGCATGTACGGCTGGCGTGTGTGAAGTGGTAGACCTCAATGCGGCTTGAAGTCATAGAGTACGTTGAACTCAAGGACGGCGGTGCAGTCGTCACCTTCGAGATGGACGAGGACACACGTGCCGGTTTAATCTCAGAGGCTCTGCAGCGCAGACTCATCGAAGGCTTGGAAAGGATGCAGGATGTCTCAGAAAAAGAAACCCAGCTTGAAATCGAAGACTATATCGACGATATGGAAGCAAGGAAACGGATGGATACAGTGGAATCCACCTAGACATCATCCGTGTTACAATGAATGGATTAAACTGAGAGAGAAGGAGAAACAAAATGAAGATTAGAGTAGACATTAACACTAAGGATGCAGACAAAGCTGCTGCGGCATTTGTCCGTATTGACAAGGAAGCATCACCAAAGAGCCTGACACTCAGCTTGAATACGTGGGGTGACGAGCATTACAACATTGACTTTGAAGTTGACAGCAAGTATGCACCCATGCTAGAAGAACTGTTCAACAATGAATACTTTAATGAGGATGTAGACAAGCTATGAATCCAGCACCTGTAGTAAATGAAGGATTGTTAAAGAACTTTGAAGACGGTTACGAGGCATTCAGTAGAGTGTCTCTTCGCCGTAATAAGTTCTTCCATCAAATGGCAAACCCTATGAGAAAGGATACAGTATCGCATCGTGAGTGGCAGCGTGGATGGAACACTGCGTACTTTGAGAACCTGGAGAAACAAAATGGACTTGGAACTAGAGGCTAAACAGTGGATGAAGGAGAGACAATTGAGCAATATTACGGCATCGTTGTATCAAGAGAAAGCATGTGACACAGCAATCTTCCCCAAGCATCAGGCTATGGAGTATCTTACTCTTGGTCTGACAGGCGAGGCAGGTGAGATTGCTAACAAGGTTAAGAAGTTTATCAGGGATGGTGCTACACCAGATGAATACGCAGCTAAGAAGATTGAGATAGCTTACGAAATTGGTGACGTACTGTGGTACTGTGCCGTACTAGCTTCTGAATTGGAGATGAATCTTGGACACATCATGGAAAACAATCTACAGAAACTGGCTAACCGCAAGAATCGCGGCACCCTTTCGGGTAGTGGGGATAATCGTTAGTCGTTTATTTTACCTGTGCATATTTGCATGGCTGCTATACATATTTATTGTTGCAGCTTACCACACATTTATATAAAAAGAGAGGGGGCTTCGCGGCCCCCTTTTTTGTTAGTCGAACACTCCTTGTTTTCGCATCTGTCGTAGATACTTAACATAGTATAATAGTTTAGTGTAATCATACATCTCCCCTTCTGTTGGCTCACCATGATTATCGTGATACACTTTAAGCGCACGTTCTTGGTCAACCTTTGGCACACGATTAAATGCTGCCTTCTTCATTGGGTCAAAGCCAAAGCGTTCCTTATACACCTCCTGCTTTGAATTGTACGTCACGATATCCATGATATCACTACGATACTCTTGGATTACACGCTTCAAGAAATCTTTCTTACCCTCACGAGTCAGGCCATCATATACGTCACTCTGTTCTATAGCAGGTACGACATAATCTGTAATGTATTCACCCATGAACTGTGCAATCAATGCATCAGCTTCTGGTACACCTGTCTTTGCATATACAATCCTGCGAGATATTTTATTCTCTGCCAGTTCTTTTTCAAACCTATTCTTGCGTTCATTATACAGAACACCATACACCTGACGAGAGAACGGTGTAACCCTACGCAAGTCCTCTGCGCGAGTAGGAGATTGATAAATCTCTGATGCTCTTGTGCCAAGCAACTCCGACAGGTACTCCTCAATCTTATAGTTCATGGGAATACGTGCAAGCGACCTATTGATTCCAAAACTCAACATGTCACTAGAATTAGTATCACGCACAATACGTGCATCATCTGGTGCCGCAAATGTATTATATGTATCCTGTAGCATAGTCATAGGAATACTGTACGTGTTGATAATATTTGCAGCTGCAGCAGTCAGCATACGCTGAACTTTCTGTGGATCATCTTCTGCCATAACATCACGCAGTGCCATATCCAAAGCGTAGAGTTGTGTTCCTGCTTTAAATTGTGTGCCTGACAGTGCCTGAATAGCATCAGCCAATTCATTACGATCACCGTACAGTGGACGGTCCTGATCTTCAAATGGCTTAAATCCTGCGACACTCATCTTAGAGATGTCATTATCAAATGCTCTTGCTACAAGATCACCAAGGAATAGGAATGGTGCAGCAGGGAAGAAGGGACGCAAGTCATAGGTACTACCATCTGCCTTCTTGCCTTCCCACCAGTTTTCACCTGCGTGTTCAGACATACGGTATGCAACAGCACCCATGAGGAATCCAGTGCCAACAAGACCCTTGGCAAGTTCTTCATAGTTGTCTTGATTCTTGGCAGCAAAGCGTACGAATCCGGCGTCCATAAGATACAGCGGAGAATACTCGTACGTGAAGCGCATAGCATTTGCAATGAACCGTGGGAATGGTACAAGAGATGTGGTAAGGAATGGGGCTTTGTGAATGCCACTAATGATAGCCCGTGCTGTAGGACTGTCAGGCGTCTTCTGATAAGTGAAGTAAAGTGCGTCCTCTACTGCTTTATCTAATATGCCCTTACCCTCTGTTGTGCTAAAGAAACCTTTGAACCGTCCTTCGCGTACAATGTCGCGCAGATTAAATTCCTTGAAGTCTGCTTGTGTTTTGTTACCAGCACGTATCTCTGCAGAGAATAGTTCATTCAACTGACGCTTCAGGCTACCGACAAACGCTGCTCTCTTGAACATGTTGTCCGATGCTTGGTTAAGTGCATTGAGGTTTGCACCTATTGCTCTCATCTTGTCTAACTTCACGCCTGACTTCATGTTGGTTGCGTCTACAATATCCTGCAACTCACGGAACATTTGGCTGGCCTTGGCTGAAAAGCCCGACTTGAATACGGCTTCAATAGCCATAGCTTCTTTTTTGTTTGTGATACCAAACAGAACAGAGAACACATCTTCGTTTGCTTTACCAACCAAAGACTTGTCGCCTGGCAGAACTTTGGAGATGCCCCTGTCCATAGCTTTAGTGACCGCATCAATGCCAACACGTGCCACACCGGATACCGTGTTACGTATTGTCGTACCAGTCTGTGATGTCATAAATGCCAGACGCAATCCGTCAGCACTGCGCACACCGTTGAGTATACGACTCGCTGCACCTACTTGAACATCATCTGTAATTGCATCTGCTTTTTCTAAGAAGCGACGTACACCAGCAGAACCTTCTTTTTCAAAGGTTTGAACTGCACCATACAAATCCCCTTTGCGCTGTGCATTAAGGCCAAACAGATCATCAAAGGATGCGTCTAGCAACTTGCGAACAGAGGATGCACCTTGAAGTGTTCGCGCAGCCGCAGATACATCAGCCATGAACAGGCTGGCAAAATCGTCTGGGGTTAGATCATACTTTTCAAATATTTCTCCGACATTAAAGTCTGTTTTTATTTCATCTTCAGACATACTACGCAGACCACGACCAAGAGTTTCCGTTATACGTTCACCTTTTTGTCTGCCTCCTGCCCTTTGTATTAAGTCCATGCCCATAGCAAAAACTCTTTTTCTTTTGCTTGGGTCTAGCATGTAACCAATATCGTGGATAGGAATAAAGTCAAACTCATCGTCAGGCAAAGCCTGTCCAGCAGCAGCTTCTTGCTCTTGAATAACTTTATCTTTAATCTTTACTCTAGCGGCTTCACCCTCTGCTACACGTTCTGGATCAAGCGCACGTAGAATTTCCTTTGTGTCTTCTAAAATTTCTTTGTCTGCATTAAGCAGAGTCTCATCCGCTGCTTCATTGGCTTTCTTAATGTTGGCAAGGGTAGCCTTATCTGCATCATCAAGCAGGTCTTCAACATTACGTTCTGCAAAACGTGAGAAGCCAGTCTTCGCAATACCTAATGCAGCGGCAGCTGGTAGAACACCACTTGCAACTGATGTTACAAGAAGTTCACTGTTATCAAATTCTCTACGCAGGTCTGCTTCAATCTCTGTCTTCTGTGCTGCCACATTCTGTAGCGCACCAAATGCAGCTTCACCTGCAATAGTTGTCTTGACAGGGTTTGATGCAGCAGCCTGAATCATACGACTGCCGATACGCTGTGGCTGGAATGCTTGGCGTAGTGTGCCAGCAACTGCTGCTTTTGCTGCTGTCGAAGATGCTACACCTGCAGCCTTACCATAACCTGGTAGTAGTATCCCCAAATAAGTAGACGGTGCCTTGAGCAAACCCTCGACGTAATCGCCAAAGGCATTCTCAGCACCGCCTTCCTCATAGAAGTGAGGCATCTCTCTAAATGTTTGATACAGCAGACGATAGTCAGCCAGACGCATCTTGGCCTTCTCATCATCCTTCTTTGTAGCATCAGCTGCGGCAGCAGATACGTAACCGTAGTCACCTGCTGTCGTCATTTCGTTTACATCGAATGACCGGAAATGTTCAATGAACTCATCAACAACGTCTTCATCTTTGACATTGGTCATGTTGTGTCGATCTGCCAAGAACCTCTTAGCAGCTTCAAACACAGCAGGGTTACGCTTGATAGCTTCGTAAGATTTTACGGAGTTGTCAAATGTTCTATCTTGTGTAATAGCACTATCCAACAAGCCAGCAGCCCGTGCTTCTGACCAAGACATAGGTTCCGGCGTTGGAGTACTAAGAATTTCTTCAGTTTCTGATAATATATCTTCTGGTTCTTCTAGTTTACCTTGCGCTTGCAAGTATTGAAACATCCTACTCATTTAACGCCTCATCAAACCACCACGCGCCATAGGAACTTGTTGCTTGCTTGTCCTGCTACGGAGTTTTTTAACTTGGTCTGGAGTTAGTTTTGTTCTACGACTTGCCAAGCTTTTTTTCTCAGCATTTACCTTATCAATAATAGCCGCAGCTTGATCCACAAAACTAGGAGTATCAAGTCTACGTCTAAATTCATTTCGCATATCGTCTGTCATATTACCAGAAATGTAACGGGCAATCAATGCAACATCTGACATTGCCTTGACATCAGACATATTCATATCTTGTGTAGGAATTTTTGCTTCTCGTACAGTCTTTTCTTTTGCTGGTGCTTCACCTGATACATCTTCAACACCGCCTACACGTTCAACGTCACGCCTGTTAGGATTTTCAAGTATAGACTTACGTGCTGTGTTCGCAGGACTCTTGGCAAGAGTACCATCATCTTTGATACGATAATAGTCATCGCCAATTTTTTTGTACGGAATACGGGAACCCATACCACGGAAAATGACATCAGGAGTAAAGGTGGTGTCTACACCCATCTCACGCCTTGTTTTAAGGTCTGGCCCTTCGGTACTAACGCTAGTAGAAGTTTCTTCAGAAGTACCCAACCCAGAACGCTTAGTCAACTCTTGCGAAGCAGCAACAACTTGTGCATTGGTTGAGGCATCGTCTGAGATAAGTGCAGTAAGTTCTTCTGTAGAAAGTGCGCCATAATCTACATCTGCACTACGATCCTTGTCTCCAAAGATTTGACCAATTATAGTATTTCTACGGAATGACGTAGCAAAGTCTGTGTCAGTACCATCTCCACGCATTTCGTCCATAGACATAGTTCCACCAGGTGAAATAGTTTCTATGTCAAATGCGTCAATGCCATCGTCTGGTCCAGCCAACGATTTATTAATCAGTCTAGATGCTTCCTCTGTGGATACATTCAATACTCTTGCAACGTAATCCGTAGCTTGACCTCTTCGGTATCCTGCGAGTCTGCCTGCACCTGTCAAGAATTTTTTATCTTTTAGAAGGCTAGTAACTAGATTAATATTTTCTGCTTCCTTTTTAGGTTCTGCGTCAAGCCTATTTTGCACTGCCTTATTTACAATATAATTAGCAGCTTCCACTGTTAGATTAGGTATGTCTTGTACCAAAGACTGTACGACTGAATTACGCGCATCCGCATCTATAGTGATTCCAACATCGCCCTGCTTAAACGCATTAGCAGCATCCAAAGCTGCCAGCGCATTTACTTCATTCTGTGGATCAAGAAGAGTACGGATCGTGTTAGTAAAGTTATCATCGTGTAGACCCGTTGCTTCAGCCAAGATTTCATTTGCAGTAGCTTCTGGTATCTTGGTAACTGCGCCAGTCTTTTCGTTAGTTACTTCTTTCTCCTTAAATATATCCTGTCCAATAAAATCTAGCGCACCTTGGAGGGTGTTAGGATAATCTGCCCTCATAATATCCATAGTAAGTTCATCTAGTTGAACTTTAGCTTGAACCAACTTTTTAACTTCGTTGTCATCAATAACTGCTTTAGAAGTATCTTCTGCGCCAGCATCTGCACCACCCGCAGCCACATCCGTACCCGCAGCCGGAGGTTGACCAGCCAATGCTGCATCAGTTTGTCCAGCAGCTGTGGTATCCGCTACGGCATCTGTGCCACCAGTTGCGGCAGGAAGCCCCTTACCTGTGAGAAGCATAACGGCACTATCAATGGTATTCTCCGATACATTGTGTTTAGCACCGATTGTTTTGTAACGTTGGATAACAGAGTTTAAAATCTCGTTGTACTTTTCAGATACGTTACCCTTTGCATTTGTAAGTGCGTTGATGAAGGAAGTAGAGTCAATAGTGCCATCTTCATTTGTAGTGATGTTCAAGTCTTTATACATACCCGGATGCTGTGCTTTAAACTCAGCCAAAGCAGCCTGTCGAATCTGTGTAGCAAATGCTTGTACCTTGTCAAAGGATACGCCCATAAGTTCTTCTTCATTTGCCTGAACAATCTGAATCTTAGTTCTGTCTTCTGCAAATCCATCACCTGCATACTTACCAGTGCTGTTCATGTAGTCTTCATCACTTTGCAGTCTGGATGCTCTAGCTTTAATGCGATTAATGATGGTAGTGTTAGTAACTTGTGTACCATAATCCTCTGACTGTGCCATGAGCCTAAAGCCGTCTTCTACTCTGTCTTCTCTGAAGGCAATATTGGCTTGAATAGCTAGTCTTTCTTTTTCTGTTTTAGCGTCACGCAAAGCAATAGTGTCTTCCAAGCCTTGCCTACGCTTGATAAGGGCATCTTGTTCAGCATCGAATGCTTTAAACTGCATCTCTGTCATAGCAGAAGTATCCTGCGTAGACATACGAGACAGCTTCAGATTAATTGCTTGGATCGCGGAACTCTCTTCGCCTGTCATAGATTTGTTAAGTAGATCATCCAGACGCTGCCCTGCTTCTGCTACCGTTTCTGGATCAGCCGATGGATCATCCATGATGTTACGAAGGTATGACAACTTTTCGTTTACAGACTTTGTGGCATAGCCCAGACCTTCACGGTCAAAGGTATACCTATCAAACGAAAGAGACGGTGCAGTTGGTGTAGTTGTCAGACCAATCTGTTGCATCTGTTCTGCGGCACGTTGTCCACCAGCAGCAGTGACATCAAATCCTGGCGCAATAGCACCAATAAGGCCACTACCTCTGATAGTACCCTTTGGAAAGATCATGTCAGATGGTGCGTAGCTACTCTCTGCATCTGACAGGCTACGTACAATTTCTGACAAGCCATATCGTTTAACGTTTACATCTTCGTTAGCCCGTTTAATGTAATCAATAGGACGAACACCAACACCAGCTTCTTTTTGCTGTTTCATAAAGTTGATATCATCTGTAAAGCCAGATAAACCGCGTTCTTTATACAGTGCTGCTGCCATGTTTTGGGCATCAACATTGTTTACGTTGCCACTAATAACATACGCAGCATCTTTAATTAGCGTTTCAATTTCTTTATCTTTAGTGCGACGTTCCTTTTCGCGTTCTTCAGCCTTCTTCAAACGCCACTTGGACACCATGTCAATGTTGTCACGAGTGCGTTCAATACTTTCTTTAAGCTGTGTATCTACGGACTTAGCAAGACCCGTAGCCAATCCCATAAAGAAACTCATTAGCTTCTCCTACCCATCAGACCTGTCGCACGTTCTGTGGCAGCTTCACGCATAGTTGTTACGATTTCGTTGGTAGTTTCATTTTCTTCTGGGGAACCCGTTTCTTCAGCTTCTTCCTCAGATTGCTCTTGCAACCTAACCAGAGCCTTGTCGATAAGAGTGCTACGAACCTCTTCGCCCTTTTCCATTCCAGTATTATATTTGATGCCTTCTTGCTCTGCCATATACATAATCAGTTCCATGAGAACGGGAATGACCATCATGCCCACATCAATACTGTGCTTGCCTTCCATGACGCCAGCTAGCTGAATAGTGTTAGCAAGGGTTGATACCGGTACACCAGTTTCCAGAACATCCATAAGCTGTTCTGTGACATCATCATTTGCAAAACGAGGAATGTAATAATCCAATGCTTCTTCTACAGTAGTATACTGCGCAGGAGTCTGCCACGGACGCGCACCAAGTTCATGCGTCATCGACATGCCAGGAATTGGGGCATCAAGCATTGGTTCGTTATTAATGTCCATTATACTTCTGTCTCCCGCTGCTCTCTAATCATCTTAACATATTCGGTAACACGATCAAGCGGCTGAGTAATATCATCCTGTGGCTTACGCATTTTGTCTACAGACTTTGCAAGCAATCCACGCATCGTAGGCTTTGGCTTTGATGTCTCAGCCTCTTTCTTAACACGTCTATCAATATTGTGATATAACATTGTTGCTGGATTAGTGAGCATGATTATACCCCATCTTCGGTTTCTTTACAACCAAATTCATCATCTGTCGAAGAATAAATTTAATTCTTGGCTTGTCCTTGATATACTCAGCAAAGTTTTCGCCATGCTTTACATACAATTTATACAACCAGCGAGGTGCTTTCTGCTTCATCCAGTCACGGAACATGAACCAGCGAATGTCGGTTGGGCCATACACCTCACGTGCTACCCAACAAAACTCAATAGCTGCTGCACCCAATGTACCAATCAAGCTACCGATTGCTGTTCCAGCTGCTGTTTTAGATGCAGCATCCTGTGCAGCTTTCTGTGCATCTGCACTCAACTGTGCAATAGCCATACTGTTAATACGGTCAAGTTCGTTTTCAGCAGATGTCCATGCCCACTCCATAGTGTCGGCATAGTATGTCCATAGATTGTCATAGGCATTTTTAGAAATGTCAAGAAGTGCTGTAGCATTCAGTTCATTAGCACGGTTCATTGCGGCAGTATTTGCTGTAGCAATTTCTCTACGCCACTGTGCATTGTTCTGTGCAATCACAAGCTGGTTTTGCGCATTGAACTGGTCACGCTGATTATTCAACTCTGCATTAAACCGTTCAACAGTATTACGCTGCCCAGCATTGAACTGCGCCTGTGCATTAGTCTGTGCTGCATTAAACTGTGAAGTCTGTGAATTAAGATTAGCAAAGAACTGATTCACCTGATTCTCAGATGTAGCATTAAACTGACGCGCTGCATTCTCTGCTGCCTGATCTGTGAACAGGCTTTGAATACGTTGCTGAGATTTGAACATGGTAGTCTGCTGACGGTTAGACAGATTTGCCATATCCATGTTCAGGAAGGATTGGGCATTCTGTACCGCAGCTTGCTGTCTGTTGTTCAAGTTTGCTGTATCAAGCTGGGCAAGTGCTGCAGCTTCTGCCATAACCATTGCCTGTGAATTGGACAGGTTTTGCAGGTTCATGGTATTGGCAGCACGGCTATTCTCAAGCTGTACCTGCTGCTCTGCAGTAAAGTTCATGTTAGCAATGTCACTAATCCTAGTGGCATTCTGAACACGTGCTTGGAAGTCCTGTGTGAACTCCATGCCCATAAACTCTGCACGTTGTTGTGCAGCAAGCATGGCACGTTGTTGCCTGTTAGACAGGTTCTGTGCCTCAAACTGCGCACGAGTGGCAGCATCAGCCTGTGCAATAGGAAGAGCAGCCTCAAGCGTAGCCTGAACAATTGCCTGACCAGCGAGGCTGCTTGCGCCTAGTCCACGCTGTGCCATCTGTGCTGTAGCATTACGCATAGCACCAGCAGCCCATGCAGGTGGATTGGCAGCATCAAAGTTAGCAGTAAGCTGTGCAAGCTGACCCTGTACGGTAGCTTGTGTAGATGGTGTAGCTTCCGCTGCTTGAATCTGTTCAGTAAATGTGGCAGCAGTCTGTGCATCCGCTGCGCCACTAATAAGTTCACCAGCTTGAATCTGTCGTTGTACGGGGTTGTTAATAAGGGTTGCATTACCCTGTGCTGCAGTAAGATCACCTACAGATGAAGCAGTCTGCTGTGCAGCTACCACTTCAGCGCGTGGGTCTACAGTGCCTTGTGCAGCCTGTGTTGCAGTCAGTGCAGCATCTACTGCAGGGGCAGCGGTTGAGGCTTGAACTTGGGCAGCCTGTGCTTCCTGCGGGGCAGTAGCCATAGCAGTCGTTGCCATAGCCGTTGGTACAGCCATTGTACCTGCTACTTGCCCAACAACCGGTTGCACCATTTGTTCAGGAGTTGCTATAGTACCTACTGGGGCAACTGCTCCACCAGTTGGCAAACCTGGCGTAAAGGCTTGCTGTGCCATTACGTCGCCAATAGTTTGTCCTTCCGCTGTAGCAGTAGTTGTAGGCACAGCTTGTTGTGGGAGTTGAGTAGAAGGAGTAACAGCACCACCTTCTTGATACTTACGTACTACACCACCCTTTGCCATCTGCATGGCAGCATTGGTGTACCGCTGCATCTGCTGCTGACGCATTGGGTCTTGTTCAATGTAACTCTGGAACTGCCCCATGTCGCCACTGTAGCCCATAGCTTTGGCGATTTTGTTCATCGCTTCTGGTTTGAATGCCTTGAATACAGCCATTAGTTAAGTCCCATAAATACTGATACCACCATTGCTACCACGAGAACAGTACTCCCCATAATCATCGCTTCCAGCCGCCACATGCGCTTGTCCAACGACTCTAGTTTCTCTTGCACAGAGGCATACCGGATGGCGCACTCCTTCTCGTGTGCCTCAAGTTCCATCTGGGTTTTGAGTACGGGTTCCATCGCCATCTTCATCAGTCTGCGTCAGCTATGGTCAGCGTACCGGCTGCGACCTGTCGCATGATTTCGTCGTAGTGGCGGTTGCCAGCAGAGAGAGGTACACCAATAGTTTCGCCGTCAATGGTAGCAATAATGCCCACATTCTCTGAGCCGGTTACGGTTGTTCGGTCATCTGAGTACGTTGTGACTGCGTTATACTTTGCTGCTGTGATATTCATCCTACAACTCCGAATCCATCTTCAAATCTCCACCACTAAAGTGTATGCAAGCAAAACGGTTGTCCGTAAAGCCGCTGAACCCTGTTTGGTCGATGCTCAACATACAAGAGTTGGCATTGTCCATTCTGGTTGTGGGTGTGTTGCTGGAACTGGATGAAACACTTGCATTTCTTGCAGCATAGCTTGTTGGGCCGGATATTGATGGTGCAGAACGAAGCGGGACGTTCAAAGGCACACCCACATAAATGACTTCCGTCGAGCCATTAGTGGTGCCAGCAAGTCCAACTTTTGTTTGAGCAACTTGAAAATACCTCTGACACCTATGCAACTCATCGCCAAACGACCGATGCTCAAACGGCGTGGCCTGTTCGCCTACCTCAAGCTGGACGCCGGTAATCATCCACTCATTTGCGGTATTATCTGCCAAGTTTACCGTCTGTGTAGGGGCAACATCACCATTAGCAAACGCTGTGTATGTTGACCTTTCGCTACCGCTAGTGAAAGTTGACCCAGCCCCCAATATCCAGAACAAGGCTAAACCATCTCCGTTGTCGTCATTTATAAGACCTGATGTGTCACCCGGCACAGTTATGCTCTTAAACTCCCAAGTATCTGCACTGTCAATCGTGTAGGACAAAACTGCTTGCTTAAAAGAATTATCTATTTGTTGAAACTGTACGTTATAGGTTCCTGTTTTGTTGGACCTAACGTAGAAGGATAGAGTTATAGCCTTTGCACCTGACGTTCCGTAAGCAAGTTGTTGTAAGTCTTGGCCCTCAATACGATAGCTTACTCGCAACAAGTCACCAGAAGCAGGAGACGCATCTGCTGTTGTGCAGTCTACTTTCCACGAGTTTTTAAAACCTGTCGGCGCAGTAGAACTTTGAGAGATTGTAAATGTGCCGATGCTTGACGCATTTAGTTCAAATCTATCGGGGCCACCATAAGACGAACCTGTAATGCCCGTGACATCGCCACGCTGCGCCACCTGCATCGCACCGTTGATAATCAGGTTCCTGTTCGACAACGCCGTCTGCGAACCAATCAGTGCGGCGAGTTCTGCTGCCTTACTCATGCGAGGTCTCCAAATACTGCCTGTGATGCCCGACTATGGTCAGTCTGAGTTGTGCCATTAGAATTATAATTGTCCATTGTTGACGATGTAATAGGCTGACCACACGAATTATCTTCAAATGTCGTAACAGCGGTGCAAGTGGTGACAGTGCAGTAATCATTGTTGACCATAGCAGACGTAAACGTAATTCTCGTGCTACCCGCCCCCGTGTCACTGGTGCTAGAAATATTATAGCTGTCACGAGTGGGATGACCTGTGGACGTTTGATCGATGTGGCCCCACGCCTTCGCCGTGCCATTGAACACAACCGACGTAGCCACGCTGTTCGCACCGGCTGCATCTTTCAGGGTGTTTACTCTCAGTTCACTAGCCATTATGCGAGGTCTCCAATAATCGTAAGGGTCAACTCATTAT